GCGGAAATTTTTAGCTTGTCCTGATATGACTGCGCGTTCTTCATGTCAATTCGCGCCTTCTCTTCAGCCAGAGCCAATTCATTCTCAAGGCGCATTTTTGATGTTGCGGCCTGAGCGTCAAGGATCTTTGCGCGATTCTGAGCTATCGTGATGTTTTGCTGTAACGTTGATGTAAACGCGGCTTCTGCATCGTGGAGCGCCTTGGTAGCGGCAGTTTGGCTTTTCTTGCTTTTTGCTACCGCATCGTCGCTTCCTAGGATCTTCTTTTTTACTTCTTCGGCCTTTGCAACTCTGGCATCTTCGGCCTTGTTTTGTTCATCAGCAATCCGCTTTTGTTCTTCTTCGGCTTTTCTAGCAAGCGCAAGTTTGCGTTCTACTTCGGCAATTGGTACGTCATAACCAGGCATCGCTTTTAGCTTGGCAAGATGACCTTCCAAAACCTGTACGTCAGTCATCTTTAATGCACTGGTCATCTTGTTGATCTGGCTTGTTATGCCATCAACAATGCCCTTAATAATCCCTTCGCTTTTGTCATTCAGCAAGGCATCTTCAAATTGATGCCAAGCGTCAGACAGGTTGCTGATCTTGCCCTTCAGCGTTTCCATGGCTACAGCATTTGAGCCTGTAGCCGCTTCATTCATAACACCGATCAGCTTTTCAATCGTGGATCGCGTCAGTTCGCCTTTCTGCGCCATTTCCTGCAATTGCGCGGCATTTTTCCCGGTGACTTGAGATAACAGGTCATAAACAGGAACGCCACGTTCTGCGAGCTGAAGCATTTCTTCTGCCTGTAGCTTGCCTTTGGCGTATGCCTGACCTAATGCCCTAACGATTCCTTCCAGAGTCTCTTGTTCGCCACCTAGCTTTGATGCTTGATTGGTAACGGCTTCCATCACCTTCTGAGTCGGCTTGATGCCGTAGTTCTGAAGCATGATGAATGCTTTAGTCAGCCCTTCGACTTCATAAGGCGTTGAAGTAGCAAAGTCTTGTATGAACTTGAATGCGCGCTGAGAACCGATGGCAGAACCAGTTACCGCTACGAGCTGTGCCCGTAACGATTCCATTGCCATGTTGGTTTCAAGGATTCCTTTAGCAAGACCGCCAATCTTGTCCAAAGCGACGAGTCCTAGCGCCGCCTTGGTAAGATTGTTGATAGCCGACTCTGCCCCATTCGCAGAGTTTGCCATTTTGTTGAGGTTGTTAGATGCGGATTGCGCTTGACTGCTGTCAACCTTGATTTCAATGCTATGGACTTCAGCCATGTTTCGCGCTCCGCTTTTTCATTTCTTCAGCCTGTGCCGACATATACGCGGCATCAAGCGAAATAATCGCTTGTACTTCAATTGGATCGGGCCGGACTCCTGTTAAATCTGACCATGAGACGATTTCATTATAGCTTATCGGGTTAGCCCCAAAGCCATTACTGGATCGACTTCTCGACAATGCGATAAACCAATGCCAACAATGGCTCAAGGCTTCTGGAAACGGCAAGGATTGATATTCTTCTGGTACTTGCCCTGCTCCTTTGGCTATCGCCTGCGCGTGTGCGCGTAACGTAGTGCCATCAGATTGCTGTGCATCCAGCATGAATTCGCGCTTGGCGTATTCCGTAAGATCCCGAATCAGTTCAGCGTAAAATTTGCGAGGTTATTTGATGCCTCGAAAACTTGATCTCTTACTTCTGAATTGTTGCGGCACAGCTTCAACGCGGCTTCCGATGAGAACGGCTCCTTGATGCCTTTCCATCCAACTATGCGGATAGCCGCGGCTCCAATGGCGAAATCTTCATCATCTTCAACCAATCTTTCGACTTCTTTTCCGCGCTTTGCCGCAATCGCTTCCTGAGTACGGCGACGGTTCAGCGTCTTTCTGATCCATTCCTGTACCTTTGGAGCCTGTGAACCGATGACGCTAATCATCACGCCAGTAGGTCTGCCATCGTTGCGGAGGTATTCAAACTCAAAGGAGTTTTCTGAAGCTGATACCAGATTCAGTTCATCCAATGACAAAAGCACTTCATTTTCCTGTTTCATATTCATTTCCTGTTTCAATCAAAGGCGAGGGGCCGAAGCCCCTCTATTTATCTGCGGAGGAGATTAAGCCGCAGAATCCTGCACCATGATGGTGGTGGACTCATTCGCGCCACCCGTTACGTCCTTGATAGCAACGAACGGGAAGGAGCGAGTCAGACCATTCTGACCATCAGTTACGTCAGCACCACCAACCTTTACACGCGGCATCTGGAAGCTGATGAAGTCAGCCGCCTTGTCGCTTGAGGTGGTCAGGGTGACGTTTACGGATACTTCAGTTTCGTTGATGAAGTAGTCGCGGAAGGTAGCATCCGTGAAGTAAACCGTCATGTTGCCAGTGACAGCAACAGTGCCTTGGAATACGTCAGGGCGTGAGTTCGCGCCAACCACTGCATCAGCCGCCGCTGTGTTGCCATTTACATCAAAGTCGATGCTGGTGATAACTGCAACAGCCGCGCCGTTTACCATCATCAGGCCATTCGCACCTGCAACTGCACCAGAAGTGCTGATAGCAGTAGGTGAGGTAAGAACCTGTGAAGTACCTGTTGAAAGGCCAAGGCCGACCAGCGGGAACGTGGTGGTAGCAAGACCCGTTGCAGGGATAGCAACTTGAATGTTGCTGACATTCACATCAGAGAATACTTCTGACTGTTCAATATCAGAGAACCAATGTTCGATAGTGAAGTAGTCATGGGTCTGCGCCGTAGACGGAACGTAAGAAACCTTGCCGGGAACAGCTACAGTCACGCCAGTGACAGAAGTAGATTCGTTGGCAAGCGCAGAGCCATTCAGAACCTTAACGGTCAGCGTAGTAGACGTAACAGCAGTAACAAGCAAGTTCTTGCCGCTGTTAGACGCATTCAATGACCCACCAGACAGGCGCACAACGTGACCGATCTTGATGTTTGAAGTCAGCGGGTTACCAGTCTGGAACGTGATAACGCCAGTGGATGCAACCAGAGTGATTGCCGCTGAAGTCATGGACGAAACAGCCGTGAAGTCCTGACGGAGAACCGCCGCCATCAGATCCGCGTAAGTACCCGGAGAGATTTCGCCAGCGATGGAACCAGTGACCTGATTCGGGCCATGACGATAATCAGCAACCTGCTGGTCAGGACGGATTTCCGCTGACTGGTAAGCTTCCTTGGTCAGATTGATGGTTGAAGTGGTACGGCGAAGCTGCTGACCACCTGAACCAGAAGCGGCTGAACCGAGTCCGGTCTGCTTTTTGTAGGCGAGAACCTTGCTCACGCCCTGTGCGATATTTGTCATTAGTGTCTACCTCTTATGAAGGGAAAATGTCTGCTGAAAAGTAAATCGTGACCGGGATACGATAACGATCACCATCAATGATTGCCGGAGCAATCGTTGGGGTTCGATCAATCAGAACGTCCGTTCCTCCTGCCGATAGACCCAATCCACGCCGAAACTGATCTCTGACCAATTCGGCCCTTGTTGCCGCCGCCTTCGGTCCTGTACCCGGTGGATAGCACAACAAAACTTGTAGGAATCCTGTGACCCGATACATGGCATCGCCAAAAGTCGGGTTTTCTGTTTCTGCCAGAAGCAGATTAACCTGCTGATATGGAGTTCCTGTGACTGGCGTATACGGTACGCCTTCCCAAGCCGTAGCCAATGCAGGAGACATGGCGTTCAGTCTAGTTTCTAGTGCGGCTCTGATATTAACGATGCTCATCGAATTTCACCCAATGATTTGCGCGAGTTATCCGCAAATATATTGCCGAAATTCTGGATGGCAATTCGCACCATGCCGCCTGGAGCTTGAGTGCTTGAACCATATTCCAACTTCCGAATGTACGGCACGTTGTTGGATAGCCATACTACGCTTCCGGCTTTTGGGACGGTCTGCGTTACCTCTGACATTACAGATGATCCTACTTTATCTAACCGATCCGTTTCGTCAGTCGCTGGTGAGCCGACAGTGCATTGCCAATTCCCTCGTGCGCGTCCTGTATCAACAGGGGTCATTTTGATAACCTGACCAAACAGTTCAATCGTAGACTTCCGAATCACCGTATCCATGCGACGATTCACGCGGCTTACAATCGCATTCATGCTCATTTACGCACCTGCGAGATATAGAGCGCGGCTTGCTCACCTGACCATACCGTTTCAACTGCAACCACCGTATAGGTATCAGTGCCGACCACAAATTGGTCATTCGGCTTTGGCTCTGAATTGCCTTGCGCTGCAATCGTCAGTTTTCTATCTCCACGCTCTACCAACCCTGAAACGTAGTCAGTGCCATTGAAATCTTCAATGATGGCTTTCGGCACATCGACAGTAGAATAACCGCCAGAAACATCACCAGTGATTGGGTTATAAGCCCCCTCAATGATGACTGAATGCGACACAGATTTGCCGTACTTGTTCAGCAAGCGAACGGCAGTGGCTCTGGCTTTGGTGTCTAGCGCTGTCATGTCCGCATCAACTTTACTTGATTGGCGCTTGAGGCAAAATAAATGCTCAAACTGTTATCAATCTGCAAATACCGCTTAAATTGTGGGCTGAATTTGTCGTATTCCACTTCAATCGGACCTACTTTTTCTCGAATCGTAACCTGCGATTGGTCTTCAAGAAGTGTTTCGCTGTTGGCTTTTAGGGCTAATTCAGCGCAGGCGTTCTTGACCTGAGTTGGAACAATGTCGAAATCAACGTACTGAGGGAACGCATTGACGGAACAGATATCCCGAATGGGAACGTAGATACGAAGCCAGTCTAGCGCCTGAGTGTTGACGTATCTGTAGCCATCCCAACGAAGTCGATAGACCGCCACCATGTAGTCAGTCGCAATACGAAGCAAACGCTCCTTCTCGGCAGTTGTAAGTGCCGCCCAATCGGTATTGCCTCGGTTGCTATGGTAGGTATCCGCGTCATCTACACTGATGTAGCTTTCTGCCGATGCAAGACCAGACCCATTTT